GGCATTAGTAAATGATTGCTTCTAAGCAATGTTATTATAACCGTTATTCATTATATAAGACAAGTGTGTACCATACACACTTTATAACTTCCAGTAGTTTTGGATTCAAACCCAAATTACCAGAAGGTGTAGTATATAACTGGATAATACCCTTACCACATAGGTACATATGTACTTTTGGCAGGATCATTATAATGACCGTATCTTAGTAATTCTAAAACATCAGCAGAAATGCTGAGATTAGAATTAAAATTCTGTTCTCACTGATAATAATTAGTACTTTGTCCACATGTAGGATATGGATAATTATGAAAATTTTCAAAATTGATTCTATTAAGAATCTTTAATGATTCTTTTCATAATTTATCTAATGATTTGACAGTTATACTCGGATCTCTCCGTAGCATAACTATCCGATCAACATTTTCTACGCGCATAGATGATATAACATCAATCAAATCTAACTCGTTAGATGAGATTGCCTTATGTAATTTGTTTTTAATTACTAAAGATTTGTTATACAGTCCATGCACCAATGGATGAGAGGCTAAACTCCTTATCTCAAAATTTTCAAGTTTTGAGTAAAGGTTTATAAAGTCAGTAGCTTGATTTTTAATCTCGTTACCTGCTTTTTCAGCCTGAGAACCTAATCCTAAGATTATAAGCTCCCTCATAAAAGAAGGAATTAGCTTTTCATTACATATAAAGATTTCATTAACACCCTTAGATATTAAATAATATCTAAGTTCTTCATTTGAAGATAGTTTTAATGCATATCTTAAAATGTAATAAAAATCATACACTATTTTATTTATTGAATAAGAAGTAAAATACCTCTTACCAATTTTTAAATTAGTATATAATTTAATTACCAACTCTAAAACAGTTCCATTGAAATTATGGGTATTATTATGCATATAGATTAAAAGTTGTTGTAAAACAACTTGTGGTCTAATATAATTACATAATATTCCCTTCAATGGAAGCGGGCTTATTTCGATTCGATTCTTGATTCATCTTTTAGCGAACTCATAAGTATTTCTACTTACATGAGTCTTCTGAAGACTAATATCTACACCTAATTTAGTCATTACAGATATATATTTTCTTGCAACTTTATCATTATTTATAACGATATCGTCACCAAGTATTATATAGTCAGTAAAACGTCTGATGCCGCATAAATATGCACATCAGGCTACGACTAGATGGTGAGATAGAGTGAAGGCTGCCCAAGAGCTATAAGCTCCCATGGGTTGACCAACACTATATCGAAGATATTTTCCTTCATAATAAAAGTCTCTATCAATTAGTATACCACTCCAAGCTTTAGCAAAATCTCAATTATCATAGATAACTGATATTAGCTTTTCTTGAAGTTTAATAGGAAACCGATCTGTAGCAGATGAAAGATCCAGCGATCAAAACTTATTACCTCTAGTAGTCCATTTGTTATGGGGATTCTGAGTAAAAGTCCTATCTTGTGATAATTTACTTAAATTATTAAGTAAATCATCATGGATAGGCCTTAGAAGTAATTGCGAGTTATAATCTAACATAGCAATTGGTCTTCTTTTTAACTCAGGATCCTTCACTATACTAATCTTTCCTAATGATCCAATAACTTTTCCAGGTGTCATTAATCTATGGTCTTTTATTAATAATTTAATAAAATTACCAAATAGATTATTATATGAATCTTCACCTATTAAATTGATGAAGTACTGAAGCATCTTTTGTGATGTTTCAACCATATAAAATAATGCAAATGGACCAGTTATTGTAGCCTTGCCAAATGGTGAGCCTTTACTACTAATATAATGGAGTTTTCCATCATATTTTGGTAGATCTTTAGAAAAGTTATTATTCTTAACCCATTCTTTGATAAAATATAAAGGTATGGAATATTCTTTACCTTTATACTTTTCATTGATTGAGCTGAGATTAGGTTTTACCAACTTTTCTTCCTTTATATTAGGTATTATACTTCGTGTATAATATAAAAGAGTTAAGACTCCTCTAATTTTTATATAATTATTTGAGTCTATAAACTCCTTAAGATAAAGAAAGTTAGTCGGAAAACCATTAGTTAAAGAAACTAAATCTTTGTTTACAAGAAGGGGTTTACCACATATATATCGTGTTATATGCAATCTTACTGATTTCATATAACGGATACAAAATGGTAGACCACTAGCTTGTCTAAGATTTGATACATAATTAATGAATTGCCAAGTGATTTTAGGTTTTATCCCGAATAACAATGATAATAACCGGATGGTTATTTTTATTTTTATTTGTGATATTGCTTTATTTTTCATATAAATATTAATTATTATTAATTATTATTTGTACTAATACAGGTTATAAACCTAGTATATTAAAGCATACCAGACTTTTAGAGAAGACTTAATGGCTTCCCTAATTGTCAAGAATCTAATAAATCGAATTATAAATCCGTTTAGATCTTGAGTCGTAACCTTTTGTAAAGGTTAGGTCTTATAAGACCCATTTACTA